CTTAATTTCAAGTTTGCCAACCTTGACCACTGAGGATGCCGGATAAACATAGTCAATCGGAGAGGGTGTAATGGGGCACGAAAACTGTGCATCAGGGCCTGCAGCCGAGAAGACAATCATCGTAACGAGCGGAGTTTGTGTCGTGTCATTAGTCACAATCTGCTGTAAGACAGAGGCTTGGATCTTGTAGAGAGCAATATCACCAAACCGTGCCATATCAGTAGGCCAAATAAATGGGAGCGTGACATTCTTGATGGTTTCACCTTTTACATCGATAACCATAGAGAGATTGTTCGCAACAGAATCAATCACAGGTGTACCGGTTGGGGCGATGACCACCAAGATACGAGTTGACACAAACGTGGGACAATAGAACCGAAATTGGAAGCGCATTGAGCCGCGCCAATACAGATGACAATTGATCATCGCCCACATCGGAGTGCCTTCAGCAATATAGGGCAACGTAGTAGAAGTTGCTACATTGGTGAAGTCAAAATACGAGTGGAGACAGGGAGTCTTTGCGATATCAAGAATAGTGTACGGCGCTCCACCTGGCATTGCCGAGTGATCGATGTTCAAGTAACTGCCTTGATAGAGAGTCAGGGGCAGAGCTTGATCAGGACGATCAGATTGAGAACAGTTAGCTGCAGCGGTAGCGAACACGCGAGTAACAGGTTCTTGAATCTCTGGCTTGTCAAGCAAGCCGCCAAAAGTGCCGACTAAATCCATAATCGGTTGGATGGCGGGAATTGCACTCTCCATTGAACCAACAATGTCAGTAATAGGACTAATCAAAGTACTGATAGTTGATAACGGAGATGGAGCGGAGGGGGCTTGGGCTTCGGCAACAGGATCTTTTGTCGAGGTCGAGACGGATACTTTCGATCGGCCAGCGCGTGCAGGGCGTGGGCGAGGGATTGTACCACCTTGGGAAGAGTGAGGACGAATCTTCAGGCTTCTTTCCGAGGATTTTGGAGCCAATTCAAATTCCTTCATTAGTCTAGCGGACAAGCTGGAAGCTTGATAAGGGAGCACTAATTGAGGGTTAATGAACCGGCCGAAGATGGACACATCAACATTGCTTGGGGAAGCAGTAGTTGCACGTAGAGATGCAAGAATGTCAATGTACACAGTCCATATTCTGTTGAGCATGGTCGGGATGCCAGCGATAGGAACAAATCGCTGGGGAAGTGGCCAAGGCAGAGTGATAACTAGAGTGTCTTGTTTAACAGCACTCATGATCGTCATGCCAAGCCAGCTTCGGGCTTGTTGGGACGCAATAGCTGTATCGTAAGTCCCAGGGTGAGCGGTTATAGCAAGTGCACCAGCGTAAAACTGATTGCTGTTGATACGGAAATGAATTTCAAGGTCGGCGCGCATGTAGTAATACCAATTTGTGATGTCTGCCATGACAGGCAGTGCTAACAAAAGGTTAAACGGATCGATCACCGTGGGGGGAGTTGTGTAGGACGGAGCGGCTCCAACCGCCCAGGTGAAAGTGCCAATTTCCATGACTCTCTCCATCATCTTGATGGGAGTCTGGTCAGGAAGTGGTGCAAACTGGACGGAATTGGAGGGATGGGGCTGAACCACCATCATATCACCAGTGTCAGCAAGGGTAGTGCTGATAGTGTGCTTGGAGATAGGAGTGATTTCAGAGCCCAGTTCTTGGGGAACGGACGAGACAGTAACTTGCGGGTCTGTTGACAGGTTGATGATATAGACTAAATCTGCCAAAATCTAGCCAATCGGGGAGCGAGAACTCTATTAGCAGCTTCATTCTCGACTTTTGGGTGTTGCATTCTCAGGCCACCCAGCCTGCCCATTTAGAATTCAGGATCAAATCCAAGGTAAGGGAACCTTCGGCGACTTAACGGGTCGCACCCCGGAACACACTTAAGTATTCATGTGAAGATGGAGAGCGTGAGCAGAGTCCCATGTCGGAAAGACAGTCGGGACTCCGGACGCATCACACCACCGACGAGCGATGTCGATGTATGCTTCATAATCTTCACGTGGATAGTGACGCAATTCGAGGAGGACAGAGCGCCACATATTCACCATGTCAGCTTTGGGATTGTCGGATTTGCCATCTATCCACATTGGGGTCTCCATGATCGAAGACCAACGCAGGGGAGCATAACAAACATGATCACGCATAACAAAGGATCTCTTAAGAAACTCGATTTGACTAATATGTGCTGTTTTCTCAAAATCAGCTTTCTTGTCAAAACTAGTATAGAACATGCCAATTGACTCGGCAAATTCAGAGATCCATTGCATGTGATAATCAGAGTGTTCAGGTTTGACAGATACGACAGAATCATCACCAACAATAGCCTTGGCCACATCGGTCTTCCACGTCTTGACATCCTTGCCTAAAGCAAGCCATGCCAGGAAGTAAACGACATACGTGGCAAAGCTAGCAAAGAGAGCAGTCCAAGGGTTTCCAGAACTGTTTCCTTTGCCGGTGTAGTAAGCACGGGACATGAGGATATGATGAACATGAATACAGGAACGAATTAAATTACGACGAATTGTGAAAAATGGTTCGGGAAGAGGAACGGCGTACTCAAACAGCCGTGTGAAAGGTTCAACGAAGTCAGGAGGAATGGTGTACTCATGACCTTTGAAGTCTCCAGCTAAGACCCACATATTAAGAGCAATGAGACGCACATAAAGTGCGCCCCACTCTAATGTGGAGTGAGCATTGAGACCAACAGAGATCGGAGTTTCATAAGGCTTCTTGAACATTTCTTCTTGAAAGAAAAATCCATAACGACGACAAATAACAATATAAGAGAGTTCAGACATGCAGAACCGTCGAGCTTTTCCATTGGCTACATCTTCAATTGGAAGGACTTCATCCTTCAACTGATCGATTACAACCATAGGTCGAACTCCGGTAAGCAAATCATTCTCGAGGGTAATGAGTTCACGAATAAAACATTCTCGGAGACCACCAGTCTCATCGAACAATACATCAGATCTAGATAGGCCACGTAGGGAGTATGGCCAACCAACACCTTTTGTAAGGTCCAAAGGTTCTATCCCTTCACCACCAAGGATAGCTTCTTTCCATGAGAGCAGACGAGCTGCTTTCTTTGGATTGAAACCTACAGGCAGAAAGTCATCATAGGGGATGAGTTTAAGCCACTCTTGATAGATAGGGCCAGAGATATTAGGACGACCACCGATCTCAGCATAGCGTTTATTAGCTTTTCCTAGAGCTCCGGAAGCGGAGGATAGGTCAGCAGGGACGCGAGTGAGTTCATGGTTCATAGTAATAGGACCTTTCTTATCGACGAGAGGTTTACAACGAGGATTGAGACGAGTAGGACGGAGACGAGTTTCACATTGAAGGCGAGCATTTCCAGAGATAGCACCATGAGGAAGAACGCCGGAGGTAACGACAATCTTAGTACTAGTAATACCAAGGTCACGGTCGAGTACTTGTGCAGCTCTGGTAGGGGCGACACGTCTGTACTCGGCCAATGCCCAAAGCACTTCAGACTTCTTAACACTGACAGCAAGACTAACATCGTTATGTTCATCACCTGCACCATGGATACCAAGGATATGGTCACCAGAGCGCAAGTTCTTAACATAATAGGGGATGCCACAATAGCCAGGAGCACTGGACATGTTGTTCATCCAGATGTCACATTCTTGAATTGGGGACGGGAGGCGTTCCCAATCATCAGTAGATTCAAAAACAGAGTCAGAGTAAGCAACACCTTGTTTGAAAGAACGAGTAATAAACATGCGATGGAGGGTAGGGCCAGTAATTTCAGAATCAACAAAAAAGTGGGAAATGTCAGTCCAGTAGTCAGCACCAGGTAAACCTAAAAATGTGTGAGGAGAATCGGGATAGGGATCAAAACGCTTAACATCTTGCCAAAGAAAAGTACATTTGGAGGCGAGCCAGTCTTCACCAATAGTTAGGTAATCATCAGGTTGCATATGATCAATCATGTGACGATTGACAAGTACAACTTGATGACCAACGCCTAAACCATAGGCAGTCTTACCGGTAGGGCCATCACCAAAGCCAATCATTCTCAGATTCTTACGGATTTGGATTTCAACACCAGCGGTACCAGGAGGGCTACCGTGGGGTTGGATGGGACCGACAACACGGTGGGTCACAGATTTAGCAGGAGGACGCTTAATCTGGACTCGCTTCTTGACGGGACCACCACCAAACTGGCCAGAATGAGGAATGAGGTCTTCAGGAGCAGAAAACATAGAACAGATAGCGGAATGGAGAGCGTAACCAATAGCGACGAGTAAGGCGAGCGATGCGAGTAGAATAGTAAAACAGGCAATAGATTGAGAAAAGATATAGTAACGGGCATAAGATTTAATCTCTTCTGGAGAATAAGTTAACAAAATAGGATGAGCTTTACATGCTTGCATAAGCAGTTCAGCGTTCTCTTCTTCAGTATACTTATCGAGATTAACGGCTTTACGGAACAACCATTTACGCCAGTTAACAGATTTCTTATCAAACGAAAAATAGTCAGCAAATCCAGAGAACAGGGGATGGTTATCCCACCAGTTGCCAGTCAGGGCATTCTGGTAGAATGAAACAGTCTTAGCAATATGAGAATAAGCATCAGAATAAAGAACGGGACCAAAATTTCCTTCAGGACGAATATCTTCAGCATGCTCACCGATTAACTTCACAGCCTGTTCTTGAGACAAGCGGTGAATACGATGAGCAAAAAGATCTTGGTACTTTCGGAGATAATGATACATGTTCATTTGAGTAACACTGGAAGTGAGAAGTAGATGAGGATAATACGCATTGACAATAGGATCATCAGAGGGATAGGAAGCAAATTCAATAACAGAAACAGGTTTCGAAGCAGAATCAGATGAAGCAAGAGGAGCAGACCGGTGAATCACTTCACCGTTGTCTACACCTAAATAGACAGTAGGTTCAGCTTCTTCCTTCAGAGAAAAAGTATCAGAAGGAACAGTAATAGGATGGTTTCGATAATCAGCAGCAAAATCAACACAATGTTTCATAATATGCTTTTTCAAGGCATCAAAAACATCAGGATAATCAGCGAGTAGGTAGAGTGAAACAGTAGAGGAAACAGTGATCTCATTGTTATGCATCCATGCAGGAACAGTATCAGCCATATCATAAACATAATCATACTTGCGGAGATATTCAGAAACAAACTTAACACGAAGTTCTTTTGCAGCATAAATAAAACGATCCTCTTCAGGATACTTGGAATAATCAATCATATCAGCGGTGAACGAAGAGCGTCCCATTTCTTTCAATGGAACACCATCATCCATACCATGAGGTATGATTTTGAGCACAGGTTCTTCTTCAAGAGGATGTGAAACGGCAACAGAGGGGGGAGATGAAGAGAAAATTGGTTGGAAACCAAAGTTCTTAACATGATCCAACGATTCTTTTGCAGGTTCACCAGTGGAAAACTGGATACGAGGATGGGAAAAAATCATAGACTTAAAATCAGCATTGGGAACAAGCGTATCAGGCTTATTCGCGACAGAAAGGTTATTAACAAACAAACGAGCAGAAATTTCAACAACTTCGGACAAATTGAAAATCTCTTGAGAAACATCATCAATCACAATGATAAAAGGTTTGGGCTTTGCAGTTGTAACACCTTTCTCTGTCTTGGATAAATAATGAGCTTGACGGAATTCGAGAGCATGACCGGGTTCAATGATATACTTACAACCGCTGGCACAAACACCAGCAGTATGGCAAACGTGACGTTTGACTTCGAGGTTTAGACATTGGCGCTCCAAAAGAGCACCTTCATCTTTAACAGCGAGATCAGAGGGAACGTCTTCATTGCGTGTAGTAATCAAGAACTCAGATTGCATGGGCTTTGTACCTTTCAACTCAAGATTTGCAACAGGAAGTTGCATGGGAGTATTGGATACAAAGGTCATAACATTCATCGCAAGAGCAGCAGTAAGAGTAGCATCACGCGACTGGAAGGCTTCGTCGATCAAGAGGAAAACTTGACCAGAGTAAGCATCCCAGAAAGTTTCGGCT